GGTAATCTGTACGTAAAGCCTCACCCTATAACTACACATAAAATTATAGGTGAGCTTAAAGATCTTTTTGGAGAAGATTCAGTTTTACCTAGAAATGTTGATATGTATTATTATATGCAAAAAGCAAGAGGTGTTTATACTACTCATATAAGTGAAAGTGCATTATATGCTTCTTTGCTGGGTAAAAAAATAGAACCATTTGATGTTTGGAATGATATAAGATATGGATCTTTTTATACTATAAATAATTATTTATTCACAAATCAACATAATATAAAAAATTATGTAAATAAAACTTTTTCAAGTTATAAATCAGGAATAATTAATCCTAATGTTGATAAAAACTGGAAATTAAAAATAGATAAATATTTAGCATATATGATGAAAAAAAGATCTATTTATCAAAATTGGTTTATAGATTCAAGAGTACCAAAAAATAAAAAATAATTAAATTAAATACAATGGCAAAAACTTATAAGAAAAAAGCACCTAGTGCTAAAAAATTAACAAAAGAAGAATTAGAAGGCTTAGTAAATATCATAAATAAATTAAACGGTAGTTTAAATGAAGTAGGAGGTATTGAACTTAAAAAACATAAATTATTGCATGCTATAGATTTAGTAGAGGTTGAGTTAAATAAATACCAAAATAATCTTAAAGAAAAATATGGCGATATTCAAGTTAATACACAAACAGGCGAAATAAAAAAGAATTAAATAAAATGCAACTTATAAGAAAAATTACTGTAGGTAAAGATTACAAAAATGATGCAATGCATTATTCCGTAGGTCAAGAAGTGTACGGAGGCCATATTATATGTAATATATTAGAAGAAACAGATAAATTTTCTATATTTATTAAAAAAGGAAAAGAGGTTTTGCCATGGAAAGATTTTAATAAAAATATGGCTATATCTGTTGAATATAATTTAGAATACTAATGCAGAGTTTATTTAACTTTATAGTTAAACCTAAAAATAAAAGATACGATAATAAAAAATATATTGATGGTCAAGAACTAATTTTAAATTCAGAATTAGCCGACCATCGATATGTTAGTCGTACCGGAATTGTGACATCAATACCTAAATCAGAATCAACAGAAATACAAGTTGGAGATGAAGTTATTGTACATCACAATGTTTTTAGAAGATGGCACGATAACAGAGGTAAAGAAAAAAATAGCAGAAGCTATTATGAAGAAGATAAATATTTTGTAAACTCTGACCAAATATTTTTATATAAAAGAAATAATAAATGGAGTGCGCCAGAAGGATATTGCTTTCTGAAACCAATTGAATCTAATGATGTAATAGAAAAAGAAATACCATTTCGTGGTATTGTAAAATATTTAAATCAAGAACTTGATGATATAAAAGTGGGTGATTTAGTTGGTTTTATGCCTGGTGGTAAATATGAATTTATTATTGAAGGCGAAAGATTATACAGAATATTAACTAAATTTATAACCATTAAGTATGAACGTCAAGGAACAGAAAAAGAATATAATCCAAGCTGGTTATGAAGCAGTCAAAGAACTCATTAAAGTTGCTAAAGAACCGATTGTTGAAACTGATGATGATGTTTCAGCCGATCGACTCAAGAACGCTGCAGCCACTAAAAAGCTCGCAATATTCGATGCATTTGAGATCTTAAATAGAATTGAAATTGAGAAAGCATTATTAGAAGGTAAGAATATAGAAGAAAGAGCTGAGTCATTTAAAGGCTTTGCAGAAAGGAGATCTAAGTAATGTACAAGCAATCATTATATCGCGTTATAGAGCCTATAAAAATTAATACGATTAAAAGGCTTAATAAAGCAAAAAAGTGGAAATACGGATACGATAAAGACCACGACGTGGTTATTATCAGTAAGACTGGACAGATTGGTAATATATATAGTATACAAAATTTAAAAATAGCATTGCCCCCAGCACCAAAGAACTTAGATAAAGGAAATAATAAATGGAGTAAAATAGAGTATCCAAAAGAACTTTCAAAGTTAAAAACGATATTCGATTGGAAAGATTTACCGAATGAATTTAAAAATAAGTGGAATGCATATATTGATACAGAATTTAACAGACGCGATGAAGGTTATTGGTTCTATAACAAAGATGTTCCTACTTATATTACTGGCTCTCACTATATGTACTTGCAGTGGACTAAAATCGACGTGGGTGCTCCAGACTTCAGAGAAGCAAACAGATTATTCTTTATATTCTGGGAAGCTTGCAAAGCAGACGTTCGATGTTACGGAATGTGCTACCTCAAGAATAGACGGAGTGGCTTTTCATTCATGGCATCAGCAGAGACTGTTAACCAAGCTACCATCTCTTCAGACTCTAGGTTTGGGATATTATCAAAATCTGGTGCTGACGCCAAAAAAATGTTTACAGATAAGGTCGTTCCAATATCCGTTAATTACCCATTCTTTTTTAAACCAATACAGGATGGAATGGATAGACCTAAAACCGAATTGGCTTATCGTGTACCCGCAAGTAAGTTTACAAAGAAAAGTATACTCACGAAGCAAAGGGACGAGGAACTCGCGGGATTGGACACTACCATCGACTGGAAGAACACAGGAGACAACTCCTATGATGGCGAAAAGCTTTCGCTCTTGGTCCACGATGAAGCAGGAAAATGGGAGAGGCCCGAGAACATCCTCAACAACTGGCGTGTCACGAAAACCACGCTAAGATTAGGAAGTAGAGTTATTGGTAAATGTATGATGGGTTCAACAAGTAACTCATTAGACAAAGGTGGCGAAAACTTTAAAAAATTATACAATGACTCAGATGTTACAAAAAGAAACCGCAATGGACAGACTCGCTCAGGATTATATAGTTTGTTCATACCTATGGAATGGAACTTCGAAGGATTCATTGATTCTTTTGGAATACCTGTATTCAATACTCCCGAAGAGCCAGCTGAAGACAACCATGGGGAATACATTGATGTCGGAGTCATCGATCACTGGGAAAATGAAGTTGAAGGTTTAAAAGGAGATCAAGACGGTTTAAATGAATTTTATAGACAATTTCCAAGGACTGAAGAACACGCTTTCAGAGATGAAACTAAAAATAGCATATTTAATCTTGCTAGGATTTACGAACAGATTGATTTTAATGAAGAAGCTAGATACTCTGCTCTTGTCACTCAAGGAAGTTTTCAGTGGAAAAATGGGATCAAAGATACAGAAGTAGAATTTACACCAAATCCTAACGGAAGATTTAATGTAAGTTGGGTACCAGGTAAGAATTTACAAAATAGAGTAATAATAAAAAATGGAAGCAAGTATCCAGGAAACGAACATATTGGCGCTTTTGGCTGTGATAGCTATGATATATCCGGAACTACAGATGGTAAAGGTTCAAAGGGATCGCTTCACGGACTCACTAAATTCAGTATGGAATCGGTACCAGCAAATAGGTTTTTTCTGGAGTATATAGCGAGACCGCAAACAGCGGAAATGTTTTTTGAAGATATACTTATGGCATTACACTTTTATGGTATGCCATTACTTGCAGAAAATAATAAACCAAGATTATTATATTATTTAAAACGAAGAGGATACAGAGGTTATTCAATGAATAGACCTGATAAAGTTTGGAATAAGTTATCAGTGGCTGAAAAAGAAATAGGTGGTATACCAAACTCAAGTGAAGATATAAGACAAGCACATGCTGCAGCAATAGAAAGTTATATAAATTCTTATGTTGGGATTAAACATGACGGAGAATATGGTGATATATATTTTAATCAGACATTAAATGATTGGGCTAAATTTGATATAAATAAAAGAACAAAATTTGATGCAGCGATCAGTTCAGGATTAGCAATCATGGCATGTAATAAAAATTTATATACACCAAGAGCTGAAAAAATATTAAAAAATAAAGTTACGTTTAGTTTTTCTAAATATAATAATAAAGGAAACATTTCAAAAATAATACAATAAATGGCAAATGTAAATACACCAGGTATTTTTCCAAGTCAAGCAGTAAGCGATATTGAGAAAGCTGATATAAGTTATGGGCTACAGGTTGCAAAAGCCGTAGAATCAGAATGGTTTAAAAAAGACTCAGGGAGTACTCGTTACTTTGCAAATAGAGATAACTTTCATAGGTTAAGATTATATGCAAGAGGTGAACAAAGCACTCAAAAATATAAAGATGAATTATCAATCAACGGTGATTTATCATATTTAAACTTAGATTGGAAACCTGTTCCAATAATACCTAAGTTTGTGGATATAGTTGTAAATGGAATCAACGAAAGAACATATGATTTAAAAGCATATTCAGTTGATCCAATTGCAACTAAACAAAGAACGGATTATGTTAGAGGTCTTGTTGAGGACATGCGTTTATTTGATTTTAAAGAAAACGTAGAAGCTCAAACGGGTTTGAATACATTTAATAACGATAGAGAAACCTTACCTCAAGACGACGAAGAACTTGCATTACATATGCAACTAAATTATAAACAATCAATTGAAATAGCTCAGGAACAAGCTTTAACAAATATTTTTGATTTAAATAAATATGATTTATTAAAGAAAAGAGTTGATTATGATATAACTGTTTTAGGTATGGGTTGTGTTAAAAATAGTTTTAATACAGCAGAAGGAATAAAAATACAATATGTTGATCCCGCAGATTTAGTTTATTCATATACAGAATCACCATATTTTGATGATTTGTATTATGTAGGTGAAGTAAGAAGAGTTCCAATAATAGAAGTAAAAAAACAATTTCCAGAATTAACTAATGAAGATATAAAGGAATTAGAAGGTTATGGTTCTGGTAATTCTAAATTATATAATAAATCTTATACAGCAGAAAGTCAAGATAGAAATTATGTATATGTATTATATTTTGAATATAAAACTTTTGAAAATCAAGTTTATAAAATAAAAGAAACTGCATCAGGTGCTGATAAAGCAATACAAAAAGATGATAGTTTTAATCCACCGAAAGATAATAGAGCTAGATTTGAAAAAGTAAATAGATCAATTGAGGTATTATACGAAGGTGCAAAAATTGTAGGTTTTGAAAAATTATTAAGATGGCGTAAGTGTATTAATATGACAAGACCTAAATCTGATATTACAAAAGTTCAGATGAGTTATAATATTGTAGCGCCAAGAATATACAAAGGTAAGCCTGAGTCATTAGTTGGTAGAATGGTAAGTTTTGCAGATATGATTCAAATAACGCATCTTAAATTGCAACAAGTACTTTCAAGAATGGTTCCAAATGGAGTATTTTTAGATGCGGATGGTATTGCTGAAGTGGATTTAGGTAACGGTACAAACTATAATCCACAAGAAGCATTGAATATGTATTTCCAAACAGGTTCTGTTATTGGTAGGTCATTTACACAAGACGGAGATTTTAATAATGCTAAAGTGCCTATTCAAGAATTACAATCATCGGGTGGTAATAATAAAATAAGTAGTTTAATTCAATCTTATAATTATTATTTACAAATGATGCGAGATGTCACTGGATTAAATGAAGCAAGGGATGGAAGTACACCTGATAAAAATGCATTAGTTGGTTTGCAAAAATTAGCAGCAGCTAATAGTAACACAGCAACAAGACATATATTACAAGGAGGTTTATATTTAACTTTAAAAACAGCAGAATCTGTTTCATTAAGAATTTCTGATGTTTTAGAATATTCTAATACAAACAAGCAATTTGTACAATCTTTGGGAAGAATTGATGTTGGTAATTTAAATGAAATAAAAGATTTACATATACATGACTTTGGAATATTTTTGGAATTAACACCCGATGAAGAAGAAAAACAATTATTAGAAAACAATATTCAAGCTGCTTTACAACAAAATAAAATAGAATTAGAAGATGCTATTGATGTTAGAGAAGTTAGAAATTTAAAATTAGCTAATCAATTATTAAAAGTAAGAAGAAGAAATAAAGTTGTAGAAGATCAAGCAATTGCTCAAAGAAATATACAAGCACAATCACAAGCTAATGCTCAATCAAGCCAAGCGGCAGCAGCAGCTGAGATACAAAAACAACAAGGTATTGCAGAAAGCAAAGTACAAATTGCACAAGCACAATCACAATTTGATATTGCTAAATTAGAAAGAGAAGCTGCAATTAAGAAAGAATTGATGGAATTTGAATTTCAATTGAACATGCAGCTTAAAACAGCGGAAGCAGA